AATTGAAGAAGCCCATGGAACTTCTTGAGCCATTACACCTTGGTAAGTTTTATCATCACCTTTGTATTTAAATGAATATATATTTACACCTAAAGAAGATTTACCTATATTTTCAATATCTGTTTTTAATCTAACATCAGATGGTTGTGTTGGATTAAAAGCTTTGTAAGCTCCTAGTCCTAATGAAGCTATACCTAACGCCTGCTGCAACGGCGATTGATTAGGTGTAACTGTAGAAGTGTATTGACCCATAGCACCACCCATAACGTTACCCATACCAGCACCCAGGTAACCAAGTCTTTCGTATGGTTCGTACTCTGCCATTCTGTTTGCTTCTCTTTGTTGATCAAGAACAGATTGTTGATACAATTGTTGGTCGCGCCCAGCTTGACCCAATGTTGAAATATCTCCGCCTTGTAATTGTGGAACTAGTTGAGCCATTCTTTGTTGATCGGCTCCTAAATTTTGTGCTCCTGTAAATAATTGTCCTTGTTGATTAAATGCTTGATTAGCTTGAGTCTGCGCTTGACCAAATCCTTGTTGTAACATTTGATTTTGTAATAGTGCTCTATTCATATCTGATTGATTTTGATACTGTGCTCTCATTACACCTTCACGCCCTCCACCTAAATTACCAGATTGTGCTGCCTTTAAACCTATACCCGTTATACCAGCTTGCGCTTGCTTGTCATACTCTGATAGTGTTGCATCAATTACATCTTGTTGATACGGAGACATAAACTGTTGGTAAGCTTGTGGTCCTGACATAGCACCTTGCGCTTGTAAATAATCTTGAGAACCCATCATGTTTGTAGGTGTGCCTGCAAACGTTCCTGTACCAGTTTGATATTGGCCTGCTTGTTGTAAGTATGGTGCGTATGATCCTATACCTTGTGTAGCTGCTGTGTACGCATCTTTAGTTGCCTGGTCTTGACCAGCAACCATTGGCTGGAATTTTCTTGTATCCATTTCTTGCCCAGTTAAACCTATTAACTGAGTTGCATAATCTTGACCTAGTTCTTCTACAAATTTTGGGGGTAAACTACGTGTTTCTGTTATTGCCATTAAATTACTTCTCCTATTCTCTCTGATACACTAAACATCTCTTGAGCGCCAGTATTTCCTTGTGATTCCTCGGATACTCTACCACCATTTTCTAAATTTTTCATCATATTTTCCATAACTTCTGCACCTTTATCTATGTCGCCACCACCAGCATTTCTAACAGCGTCGGCCGTAAATACAAATTCATTTACACTTAGTCTTGCAGGTACGTCATCTGCTTTTTCTTGTTTACCTATTGGTACAAATCCACCTTCAGCTCTATAATCTTTTTCCATACCACCAAGGTTCATGAGCCCACCTTCGGCTCTCGCTATTCTTCCACCGTTAGCATACAAACCATAGTTTGGATAAGGTGTATTAGGTACTAAGTTTAACATGTTGTTATATTTTTGATCTATTGCGGCTAATTTAACAGGATCTCCATCAGCTTCTGTTACGGCAGCATCTATATTTGCTCTCATTTCAGCCGGTGTAGCTTCTTCTCCTGTTAGTGGATCAATTAAACTACCACCTCTGTCACCCATACCAATGTCTTCGTTTGGTTTACCTTCACCAAATACATAAGGTGCTATTGTAGATAAACCAGCTAGTTTACTAAAATTTAATGTCTTGTCGGCATTAAATAAAAGGGGGTTTGCTTTACTAAAAAAATTACCAGCCATTCCTTTTAAACCACCACTTTTAAACATACTAGCACCACCACCGCCATAATACATTCCAGCAGCCATAATTGCATACCTACCTAAGTCACTTTTTAAAACTTTTCCTGCTGCTTTAGCTACACCACCAAATACATCTCCAATAGCATCACCAATACCACCTAGAAAAAATCCTTTTCTTCCTGTAGCAAAATCCATAATACCACCAGAAGCTCTTGGCACTCTGCCACCTTGATTAAATACATAAGATCCTCGTGTTACATCGGCTGCACCATAAAGATTGTCACCAAATCTGTAACCATCATCTTCATCATCACCGTCACCGTCACCATCACCGTCCTCTGAATCATCTGGAACACCATAACCTGGATTATCATTATCTCTTCCACCAGTTGTTAAACCCATGTCTTGAATAATTTTATTTTGATGTTGCTGCCAATTTCCATGTACGGCAGGATCCCACCAATCAGGTTGAGATTGAGAATAAAAATTTCCTAAGTTTCCACGCATAAACATACCGGGGTTTGGTCTAACAGCTCTGTTTGGATCTCCAACCAACATATATTGAGAGAAATCTAAACTGCCCTTAGGTTTAAATGCTCTCATCATTTCAAATTCATCTGCTGTAAATTTTTTATTATAATCTAAACCTAATCTTCTTTCAGCATCTTGTGCATCAAGAATTTTTTCTAACTCAGGAGGAATATAATGTCCTTTTGCTTTTAAGTTTCTTAAATAAGCTAGTTCACTTTTAGGATTGTTAGGAAATCTATTGTATAAACTTCTTCGAAAAAAACCTACTTTGTTTGGTTCATAATATCCTTTTTTTTTATTGTATGTTTGAGTTGCGTCTCTAAAAGCTTGTTCTTCTTGAAATTGGTTTGCTGCTTGCATTGCCGAAGCACTTGGAGCCACGTTTTGACTTATTCTATCTTCAACAGTAAAACCTTGTTCGTCTCTACCTTCAGTTTCTCTAAGTCCTGGTCTATCTTCTCTACCAATAGGTCCTGATCCACCCGTTTGATTACGGGGTGCATTACGATTAATCGACGCATCAAAAGATTTTGTAGAAGCATCCATGCCTCCACCTCTAAAACCTTTTCTTTTAATTGCTGTTAAACCAGCCATGACTACATCCCTCTGTTATAGAGACCCATCAAACCACCATTGGCTGCCATTGCAACTTTTTCTCTCATGTCAACATCAGCTATTCCGCCACCAGGCATTTGTTCCTGCATGTTAACATTCTCGCTCATACTCATTTCTGGAGCTTGAGATTGGATTCCTGATTGATCTTGTTGCAACTGTTGTAAAATTTGTTTCCAGATACCACTTTGAAAAAATGCTTCAAAACTTTGAAACTGAACTTTTTGTTCTGGTTCCATTTGTGACCATATTTCTGCCGCAATTTCCATGCCTTGTTGATCTTTACCACCACCCATTCTAATATCACCTCGACTGTATTTAATGTCTGGTGCTCCAGCTTGGATTGATTCATTCATTGAAATTTTTTCTTCCATAGTATCTCCTTTTACTTTGTTTTTCCTACTAAATCAAGAGTTGGCATAATAACTTTTACGTCTTGTGCCATGTCTTCATTCTTATAACCCTTAACTTCCCAGTCTTTTCTTGTTTTAAAAACCTCTCCTGTTTCTTTGTGTCTATATGTTTCTTCTACTTTAGCGTTATATACTTTCATTACGTTGTTACCTCTTTTTTAATGTTTAGATAGCTAATAGCTACATCAAACGAGTCTGAGCTGCTTGATTGTACTGTAAAAGTTTTACCACCTTCTATTATTAAAGGTTGTGTTAATAATTCTTTTGTTTGATTAGCTGTTAATGCTATAGATTTAATAGCTGTAATACTGTTATTAATAACAGTAACAACCGGTGTACCTGCTGATGTAACAAGTATAGATTTAATAACTATAGTTTCATTGACTGCAGGAATACTAGCACCTAAAGGTGTAAGAGCAGCACCACTTGTACTGTTATCTATACCTGCAAATTTATATTGGTTTACTACTGCCATTAATCTAAAAAGAAACTTCTAGCTTCTATCTCCTGTTTTAATTCTTCTTGAAACGTTGTGTTAAGTTTCTCAAGAACCGCATCTAAATCTCTAACTAAAGATTGTGCTACGTCTTCTTTATATTCTGAGCTTGCTCTAGTTAACGATTGTACTATTTTAGCCATTACCTTCGTCCTCCAGCATGTATATCTAATCTAAAAGTTCCTAATTTCCAACTAGTATCTACTGCTGTGTTAGATATTGTAAGAGCTATAGCTCTTGCTCTCGCACGTGTATCTACTTTTGTTGTTGTAGATGATACGGTAAATGGACCAAGTGATGAGCTGGCTGCTGTGTCACTAGGATAATCTCTTAAATCTAATTGTACTACAGCGTTTCCTTGTTGTGCTATAAAATCTGGTATAATTCTACTAACTCTCATAATGTTTTCACCGTCACCTCTAAGGTCAGCCATGTTTGTAGCTGCTCCTCTTACAACTTTTTGTGTAATATCATAATCACCAGATGTAATATTTGCTGGAATTGCAACAGCAGCTGTTGCTGCTTCTTGTTGGTTAACTCCTGTTTCATGTTCAAAATAAATTGTAGTACCATCTGTATTACCAATTACATCATAAGATGCATCATCACCTGCATTGTATTTTGTGCCGTGTGGTAATCCGAATACTGCAGAATCTTCCCACGTGCTTCTTGGAAACAAAGAACTTGCATTTGTAAACCATATAGGTCGTTTAGCAGTTGAGTCTAGATAACTATAAGTAACAGCTCTGTTAACTACATTAGATGTAGCTGTTGGATAGAACCATGTAATCTCACCAAACAAGTTATTAATACCACAATAAACTAATTGATTAGATGTAGTGTTAAGATCGTCATAAACAAAATCTTCTACCAAACAGTCCATAGATTCTAGTTTACCTGTGTACCTAAAAAAACCATTATCAGACATCCAGTACGCGGCACCATCAACTTCTACGGCTGCATTCATGCCAATCAATCCACAGTTTGTACCTACTTGTTCAAAGGCAAAAGTAAAGGGAGTTCCAACAAAACGCATAGTAAATAAAGATGTGTCTGTCCAAATATAAATTGCATTTCTACCAAGTGTTGCACCCATGATCCGTGATCCAGCGGCCAGTCTTTGTGTACCAGCACTATTTTCAGCTGTTGGTGTATAGTCATTAATATTTTCTTGAGATGAAAATCTTAAAAACATATCGTCTTGTGTAGTTTTATCACCAATAGTTGTTTCTGTACCAAAAAATACTAAGTGACGATCAGGAGTTGATACTAACATATCACGTGATGCTGTTGGTGCACCTGTAATAATTGTAGCTCTTATTGATGTTGCACCTGTTGCATCACCATCCCATTCAAAACACTCTCCGTTGTGTATCAATGCTATAAGAGTTGATCCTAAATTGTCCAAGGACCATAATCCTGGATCTGTTACTTGGTCAGTGTTAGCTGCTGGCGATCCCCATCCAGTAAAACCAGAAGTGTTGGTTACGGTTGCACCATTAGAATGAGTAGTAGCTGTTGATCCTCTAGCCGCTCTTCCTATACCTGTTAATTTATTTCCAGAAATTCCTGTATATGATATTTCTTCTGTGCCTATAGTGACATGGTTCGTACCTGTTGAAGGAAAACCTGTTGCATTGGTTAATGTAATTTCTGTAGCAGAACCATTGTTTCCGCCTGATGTAGCACTAATAGCTCCGTTTAATGTATTAGTTAGTGCACCTAATAAATTACCACCCCACAATGCAATACCCCAACCAAACGCACCTATCTGTTCTGCCGGTCCAACGTGATAATATTGATAGTATTTTATACCACCTGATGTTGTTGCACCAGATCCTGTTTCATTACTAGGCATTGTAATAGTTATGGTGTCTGTTGAAGGCACACTTGTTACCATAAATGTTTTGTCACAAAAATCTGCGGCACCAAAATTAGAATTAGTTATTGCACTAAATGTAGATGTATCACCAAATAAAATTATATCACCTGCTACAAAACTATGTGGACTTGGAAATGTAATAGTTACAGTTGGTGATCCGTTAACCGTGCTAAAAGCACTTGTAATAGCTGTACCTGATGGATTAACTAAAGGGTGAATGTCATAAAATACACCACCAGAATATACATATAAAATTCTATTAGTTCCTATTGCTGCAAATTTTGTTGATGTTTTGTTTACAAAATGATGCAAACCTCTAGCTGCACCTGTTAATTTAGATGCACCTAATTGATTCCAACCACCTATTTTTTCTGGTGTACCATATCTAAAACGTACATTTTCTCCGTCTATCCATTGAGACTCTGCACCTGTAGATGTAACCTGTTTGTTGAATCCGGGTAAAAAACCTAGTTTTTGTAGCATATAAAATCCTGTTTATTAGGTATTATAGCAGATTGTAAGTGATTTCAATATGTTTAAAGCAGAGGGAATCAGTGGTGGATCATCCCCCTGCAAGCCTAATGTATAGACTATTTTTTAATTTTTGTCAACTTAACACCTTTAAACCAAGCAGGTACACCTAGTAAAGGTCTTTTATCTAAATAGTTTTCTTTAGCAGTTTTAGAACTAGCTTTGTTATAATGTAAAAATACTTGTCCACAATTTTTTCCTTTAAATTCTTCTCTCCAATGTTCTAAATCACAACCAGAATAAATTAACATATCACCTGGTTTAAGATCTACTTTAATACCAGCTTGACCTTTTTTACCTGTTGGATCTAAATATATTGGCCATGAGTCACCACCTAAATTTAAAGTTGTAGATATCTCACATGAGTATCTATCTTTATGTCTAGCTAATACATCACCTTCTTTGTATATTCTTGCATAGGAATATGTAGGACTTAACTTAATACCGGTGTGTTTTTCCATTACTGGTTTTACTTCTTGTAATAAAGTTTCCATAGCAATATCAGAATAATGTGAATAAGTATTAGGTACTTGTTCATCGTTCCATACACCAAAGTATTCTGTAAACGGTGATAAATATTTTTGATCAAATAAAAATCTTGCAACATTTCTTTTGTTTAAAAAATATTTATAAACAAAATCTGCAAGCTCAGGTGAGATAGCTGATTTTAATACTGTGTATTTATTTTTCTTGAACGACATTTAATACTCCTTTTGGTATTGCTTGGCAGTTCCAATGTATAAATCTAAATGGATCATAACCCATATCAACAATGTATTGATGTGGCATGTATGATGGAAAGAATATC